ATACGTTTTTGTTTGATACTTTCCACTTAATACATTAGATAAATTTTGTTTCTTTGTAGGATTGTTACTTTTACTAGCTTGGGTGTTACCTTTATACTCTAATATTTCAGCCTTTCTTCTCATATCTAAATCAAATGGTGTATAGCTCGAATCAGTATAAGGAGATATTATATCAAACCTATTTGTGGGATAAGAGAATAACATTCTTTTCGCTCTTTGACGACACGCTGTTTCTAGATTAAAATCAGTCATGATATACAATTTATATATTATGACTATTTAATAAGGCGACGAAGTATACCAGTAATTAGAAATGTAATCAAATTTCTTTTGTTCCATACTTCCATTTTCACGGTTCAGATTAGGTCCCTTTTTCACTATGCTATTCAGCTCGAATATATTCAGGGCGTGATTAAAATACCTTAAATTAGAGATAAACCCATTGAATCCGCCATTTTGATTAATATAAATATCACTGTAATTTTGTTTTGGCACGTAATTGAATATTAATCTCTTAGCAATAACGCCGTTTACATACACATCTAATATTTTATTTTGTAATCTTAAAGCAACGTGAAACCATTTCTTAAGAGGTACTGTTTCAATGACAATGCTGTTATTTGTATCTTCATATTCAACGGTACTCATCACAATAAGTAGATTGTTTGTCATTGGTTCTAAATAAATTCCTGGTGAATTATTTACAGTCGCACGATTTGTTTCTGGGTCAAATAATCCATCACCTTTGCTGAAAATGTGCTGATATTTCTTTTCTTGGTTTCCTAAGTCGCTAATATATAACCAAGTAGACCAAGTAAATTCCGCACCGGAAGATTCATTATTAGAACGGAAAATCTGAACGGAATTACCTTGCTTAGGGTCTTGTGGAACTACCTTTGCTTGGTTTCCTTCCAATAAACCTTTTACTACAAATGGGTTCTCTGATGGAGCGGTAAAATAAGATAGCAATGATATGCCTAAACTGAGAAGTATTAAAAATACAATTAATACTAAGATAATAAAAGCAAACTTAGCAATAATTGTATTTGATTGTAAAAACCCTGTAGTTGCTTCCGCACCAGCACTAGCTTGGTCTGAAAAAGATTGGAAAGTATTATTCATTTGTTGCCCTGCCTTTTCAAAAGAAGTACCTAAATTCTGCATACCTGTTTGTAAAGTTTGATTGGCTGGCATATTGTTTATCATAGGTTGATTATTCATATGTATTGTTATAATATATACATAAAAATTAAATGCTGTTAATTTGAATTAGAACAAAGAAAACTTGGTTGTCTCTTCATTATTCTTGAGAATAGAAACATCTACACCATAAGTTGAAAGTTTACTCAAAGTGCTTTGTTGTCCGTTTCCTTTCAAATATAAATCCCACGCGGTTGCTGGGTCAACTGGTTGAGTCCAACGACGGAAATCCGCGATTTGTGCGTCAAACCCGCCACGAGTATTTCCTAACAAAAGGGGTGTTTCACCGCTTGGAGGTTGTTTTGGCATATATCCACCATCTACAATATAGAAACGCTGAGATTTTACCAATTTTCCATCAATATAAGCATCAACAAACTGATTATCTACACTAATGACTATGCATACCCATTTTTGTAAAGGAAAATTATCAGTAATTACCATTGTGTTTGTTTCTCCATTAGACATAGTCAAATCGTATTTCAATGTCGGACTCTTCGCATCTAAATACAGTTTCATATTATCAGTTCGTTCAATTACTGTCTTTTCTACATTATTATCCCAAGTGTTTACATACAACCATATACTATGTGCGTAACGAGTATTGAATGGTCGTTCTACCTTACTTATTGTTTGTACGCTTGCTTTTAAAGAATGAGTTTCGGTCAATTGAGTAGATTGTGCGGTGAAATAAGTGTATAATATGTAAATCAAAATTAATATAGCAACTCCTAAAACAATAATTATTGTATTCATATAATTATTATTTATATAAAATTTTGTTAGAATAATTCTACAGGTGGTTTCTTATTGCGCAATAAAGTATATTCGTTGGCTATCTGTGTTTTTGTCACAACATTGGAATAATAGGTTATATTTGCCAAGGCACCATCTAATCCATTATCCGCACCGATCTTAATAGTATCTGATGGGGAATACACTGGTGTATGAGATGCCAAACTTACTGTATTTTCCAAACGTCCATTTACAAATAAATCAGCAAAGTTGTTATTGTAATTCACAACAATATGATTCCATTTTTGTTTCTTTACTCTGACAGACATTTTCAAATTAAGATTGGATGACAATTCGTTGTTGTTTGTGAAATAAACATTGATTTTCTCATTTTCTTCTTCATCTTCTTTATCTTCATATTGATATGTTATTTTTGGAGCTCCATCAGCGTAGTTAAAAATGTTTGTTTCTTTCGCGTATCCATTGTAATTAGTTGGTTGGTCGTTCAAATATACCCACATAGACAACGAATAATTTTTCCTATATTCAGGGTCTGATACATTGAATACACTAGGTGATATCTTTTTTACATTTTCACTTCCAGCAATTATATGTTCGTTATCTAAAAACAGGCTATCAGGCAATAATTTAATGCCATTTCGAAAAAGTAATTTATTTATTAAAGTTGGTATATATAAATACCCTAAAACAATCAAAATTTCAATAACAAATAGATAATATACAGTATGTGTTGTATCATCAAATTCTTTGCGAATATAATTCACAAAGTCTATCATTAAACACGGCAAATAGAAAATGATATTTATAATAAGTCCTGGTACACCTTCTGTACGTTTCAATGCATTGCTAAAGAAATAAAATATAATTGCTAATGCTGTAACCAACCCTAAAAACAACAATCCAAACATAACGTATGACATTGTTGAAACTTGCTCGGCATTCAATGTTGAGTAGAAATATATTACCATTCCTATTATCAACCCAATTATAATCATTATAAATGTACTCTGCAGTATATTTTTACTAGTCTGTTTTCCAGTAGCATAAATAGATAAAACACTCAATATTAAAAATACTGAACCCATAAATAAATATGAATAAAAATTGGATGTTGAAGCACTTCTATCGTTTGAGTTGAAATGATAAAATGCAGAAAACATTATAATAGTAGACAAAATTACACCATATTTGATTACTTCCAAACGATTTGCTGGGTTGAATAAATATGACATTGTTCCTTGAGTATTTGTCTTCAATTGTTCGTCATCTACAACAAAAGCTTCTCGTAATTGTCTTCCTGTATTTTCCATCAATTGAAAAGATTTTTCTATTAAATCATCATTTTTACTCATTTTATAATATTGCTGTTATATTATAAAACTATATTTTATAAATTCTCTAAGGCGGTTTTCTTGCCGTGACATTCTCTACAAAGAGCAACTAAATTATCTATGTGATTATCACCACCATTTTCTAATGCTACAACGTGATCTACCTCAAACCACGCTGACAGTTGGTTTTTACAGTCGTTACAACACCAGTTCTGTCTTGCTGCTACAAATTTTTTCTTTGTTTCACTAACGGAACGTTTGGTTTTATTTTTACCAGACGTCATCATTCGATTAACTCCAGGATGCCCTTTATGTTGATATTCATTCATATTTAATTGCGAATACTGGTCGTTCATATTGCCAAAATTTTGTTTGCTTGTAAAATCTAATATCGGTGAAATCATATTGGAAGTATTTTTATCAATCGGCAAATATTTGATATATTCATTTGATGTGGTAATTAATTCTTTCGCACGCAAAGGGTTCTTTTTTATCAAGAAATAAACAAAATAAGCACCAAAGGCTACACCAATCATCTGATAGTATTTTTTCCAACCCATTAACACGCGTGCATATTTTCCATCAGTATAAATATTTGCCATTATGAAACCAGCAATTAATATTATTGTCAATTCTATACGCATATCTACTTATATTATTAGAAGACATTATTATTTACTATTCACATATATAACGTAACAGAGGCTTAGCGCAAATGCCGTATAAACATAGTGTGAGTGTATCCTAAACTGTCGTGCGATTCTGACAGATTTTGTGTCATAATGTTTTCTATATGTTTCTAATGCCAGAGCTAGTGAAATTTCTGGTTTGCCTAACATTACGTTGTATTTATTGTGTATAAAATGAACCCATCGCACAAAGGAATCACGATTATCTAAATACGGAGAGACTGGATACTTATCTAATAGTTCACTAAATTTATTTCCCATTTCTTCTACAGGTATAAACAAGGGCATATTAATAATCAAATCATAATATTTTTTTTTGGTTGTTTCATTCGGTGTTAAAGGGTATGATTCGGATACTGTATGTAAAAAAAACCAATAGTGTGGTCCCCATACTTCTGGATCAAATATCATAATTCTAGATAACAATATATATAAAGGTAAATTTTTTTTACATAATAGAAACACATACAACAATGAATTCAAGTGAATATTATTGTAATAATTGTGGGAAAGAAGGTCACTTATATAATCAATGTAAAATGCCAATAACTAGTGTTGGAGTTATTGCGTACAGATATAACGCAGATAACGATATTGAATATTTGATGATTCGTAGAAAAGATACATTAGGTTTTATTGATTTTATGAGGGGTAAATACTCCGTACAAAATAAAGATTATATTATGAATATGTTAAAGCAAATGACCTTATCGGAAAAAAATGCGTTGAAAGAAAAAGAGTTTTCTGAATTATGGCATTCTATATGGGGTGTAAATAAAATATCAAATCAATACAAACACGAAGAAAATATATCAAAAAACAAATTTTATGCTCTGCGTTCCGGTTTATTAAACAAGGGTTGTTTTTATAATTTGAATGATTTGATTAATGAAAGTTGTGTATATGATGAATGGTTTGAACCTGAATGGGGATTCCCCAAAGGTAGACGCAATTTCCAAGAAAAAGATTTTGAATGTGCTATGCGTG